CCGCTCCAGTTACAGGCCGGAATGATGTGCCACGGCGCCAAGTTCGGGATCCTGTTCACTTGCTATGGCGGGCGCACGATCGATGTGCATGTGTTTCCCTGGCACCAGGCCACCGCGCAGCTCATCAGCCAGGCGGTGATCGAGTTCGAGACACACATGGACGAGGGCACCTGGCCGGAACCGCGCAACGTCGAGGAGCTTGGCTGGAAGTTCAGCGACCCGGATCCCGAGCCCGAGATCGAGCTCGATCAAGACTTCTCGATCGCAGCCCAGGTTTTCCAGGATGGCACCCAGGCAATCAAGGCAGGCGAGGAGATGAAAACCCAGGCCACCGAAAAGCTGATGGCCGCGCTGGGCAATCACAAGGTCGGCACGGTCTATTCCCCAGAGGGCAAGCAATACAAAATCACCTGGCCCTGGCGCACGACCAAGGCAAAGCCAGCAAAGATGTGCCCGCATTGCCAGGGCGAGCTCGAGCCCGCCAAGCCAGAAAGCACAACCCGTCAGAAATCAATCAGCGTGAAAGAGGTTTAACATGAGCAAGCTACCAACACTTGCGCCACAAACGATGGCCGAGGCTATGGACTTTTCCAAAATGCTGTCGCAGTCGGAGATGGTCCCGAAGAGTTACCAGCGCAAGCCGCAAGATATCCTGGTCGCAGTCCAGTGGGGCTATGAGCTCGGGCTGCAACCGCTCCAGGCATTGCAGAACATTGCGATCATCAACGGCAAGCCAAGCGTTTATGGCGATGCTGCCCTGGCCCTGGTTAAGAACGATCCCCGCTGCGCGGGCGTGCAAGAGAAGGTCGAGGGTGAAGGTGACGCGCGCACGGCGTATTGCAAAGTCAAACGCCGCTATGGCGACGAGATCGAGGAGACCGTCGCGCAGTTCAGCGTGGCCGATGCGAAGCGCGCCAGGCTATGGGGCAAGCAAGGCCCCTGGTCGCAGTATCCAGACCGCATGTTGCAGATGCGCGCTCGAGGCTTTGCAATCCGCGATGCCTTCCCGGATGCACTGAAGGGCGTTATCACCGCAGAGGAAGCCCAGGACTACCCTTCAGAGCCGCGCGACGTGACGCCGAAGGCAAACCCCCTCGACCAGATCAAGGCGCCTGAGCGGCCCGCTCCTGCGCTCGAGGAGCCCAAAGCGCCAGAGCCCGAGGTCGAGCCCGAGATCCAGGACGCGATCGAGGTGCAGCCCGAGACCGATATCGATGCGCCCTGGCAAGTGTTCAATCACCTGGGCAATCCGTATGGGCCGCCGCCAAAAACGTCACGCGATTACGTCGAGCTGCTGCTAAAGCTGATGAAGAAATACGCAGACCTGGCGGTGGGACCAGATGGTGACAGCATCGAGCCGCGCGAGCGCATGACAATGCTGCGCGAGCTGCGCGAACACAACCAGGCCCGCATCGATGTGCTCGGAGAACAGAACCAGGCATCGATCCTGGAAACATACAAGAACCACCTGAAACGCCTGGGCGCGGAGATGAACAATGAATGAGAGGGCCAAGTTCAATCTGACTGGGAAGCAGCGCGAGATCTACGATGCGATCGTTGCCGCCCAGGAAGAAACGGGCGTCACGCCTACGCAGAAGGAGCTGGCAGCCAAGTTCGACATTGCCCAGGCTACCGTTGCCAAGCACCTGGCTGCGATCGAACGACGAGGCTGGATCCAGAGGGCGGCGGGGCTGAAGAACGGCCTCACCATTCTCTAAGTGGAAGCCCTCGAATTTGAGGATGCCCTGGCAGCCATACGACAAGCGGACATATGGCAACGCCAGGGCATCGACTGCCTCCTGCTCCTTAAAGGGGACAGTCTCCTGCTAGTGACCAGGGAGGAATACAATCACCAGCGAGGACACAATACGAGGATCACGCGGTTGCCAATCCTCGAGGTATTTAGGGCGCTTGGTTAGGCGCCCTTTTTCTTTCCTGTCATAGCCAGCTTTTTCATCGCTGCCTTTTTCAAATTCGGGTTGGCCTTGTCCTCTTTCGACGGACGCCCGACCTTCGAGCCATACGTTCCTTTACCCATCGGCATGTTAAGATTTCCTCATCTTCTTCTTTGCACTATCACGGAGCGCCTTTGCTGTCGGCGCCCCCTCCTCACCAGGCTTGCGCATCCGCTCGCCCGATCCTTCCTTGATCCGCTTTCGCTTCGCATGAATGTTGGCCCAGAGGCCGGGCTTCTTAGCCATCGTAAATCTCCCAGTGTGGTGCATCGATGAAGGGGCGGCGGCCCTGGCTACGACGGAGATCCACATATGAGTTCATTAGATTCTCGCATGTGCCATCCCATTCGCGCACGTCATTAACATGCCAGGCAGCGCCCCAGCGCAGCGGCACGCCAACATCCTTTGCAGCCAAGATCATAGCGTCCCCGATATCGTCATATAGATTCAGCTCCCAGGATCCGCGCGATCCGATATAGGCCATGAGATCCACGGCCAGGCCATCGATGTGCTTGGACTTCATCGTTTGGCTGGCGCCCTTGGCCACCAGCTCGCGCTGTTCCTCGATCGTCCGCAGCCCGCAGATCACACCGAAGTCCACCTTTGTCTCCCCGATCGCACGCTTGACCACGGCAACCAGGCGTTCATCGACACCCTCGAGTTTGTCCAGGCTGCGCTGTGAAAGTTTGAATGTCATTCTTTTCTCCTGATTGCCTTAATCATGCCGTAAATGCCTCGCCCCATTTCGCCAGGGCTCGGCAGCAACCAACCTAACAATGCCACCAATAAAACCCACGCCGGGATCTCTTCATTGTTTATCGTCAGGTTATCAACCGGACCAGCCTCGAGCTCCTTAGTTACAATATCCCGACCAGCCTCTGTGCGCTGCTCGATGCCGAGCGCAGTCTGCCTATTCTCACGGCCAGCCTGGACATTCGCAGCCACGTTAGGACCGCCGCCACCCAACATCCCAAGAGGCAGGCCATTACACCCGCTCAGAATCAGCATCCCGGCGACGATCGCCGCCAGACTTCCCGTTGACATAGATGCCATAGAACCCCGCTCCCGCGCCCACAATGACGCTCACAAAGCCTGCTTGTGCGTTCGACGGATCCTCAAGGCTCATAAACCAAGTGGTCGTCTCATAGAACGCTATCCCGTAAAGGGTGATAATCATCCTCGGCCAGATCCGCCAAGAGTCCAGCCATTCCGGGGTTATCTTCATCTCGAGCCTCGCATCACCATTTCCCTTGATTGCGGCCGATGAACCAAACAACAACAGCCAAGATGGCAACGCTGGAAAGCACTGCCAGTATGCCAACAGTCCAGAGGATCAGCGCCTCTTTCAATTCAGCTTTGCGGTATTCGGTTTTCTTGCGCTGCTCCCGGACCCTGCGCAGCGTGTTCTTGTATTCCTCGAGGCCCTTGTCCCCGTATTGAAACGCGATAATCGTTTCCACATCGCGCCGCATCTGCCGGATTTTGTTTTGCGCGGCGAAGATCTCGACCGCCTCGGCCTCCGCGGATCCAGTCAGAGACGCCCAGAGCCCAGGGTTCTTGGCCTTCTGTGCGGCATATTCCACATCGGAGATCGCCCCGGCAAACTTTGCCAGGGCAGAGCTGGCGTCACGCCCGGCGCCGACGAGCTGCTTTATCTGCCCGACTGCCGCGCTCGCAACAGAGAGGGCGGTCAATGGATCGATCATCTAGCCCTCCAACGTCTCGCGGCATGGTCACATCTTAAGCAAGACAGAGATCAGCAACAGAATAATGGCACCGCTCGCGCCAATCAGGATCGATTCAATCCGCTTGATCCTGGTGAACACTTCCTTGAATTGAATGTGCACTTCGGTCTTGATCGCGGTCACGTCACTCTCCAAGCGATCGATCTTTGGTTCGAGCTTGTCGATTCGGTTGTGTGCATCAGCAACGGTTTGCGCAGCCATTAGTCCTTACTCTCATCCAAAGAAGCCGTAAGCATGTTTACAAACGCTTCACGACCCACGTTTAGCTGGTCGAGGTTAAACTGAGCCGACCGCATCTTGCGATCCAGATCGTTGATGTGGCTAATCATCACCTTCTGCTGGTCGGTCAGTTGGTCCTCGGTGTAGTCAGTTCCGTTGATCGTGATGGTGGCTGTTTGTTTCTCGCCCATCGTAATCTCCTTTTAGGTTGAGTTTATTCAGCAGCCCACGGAAGTCCCGATTGTGTAGCAGGTGCTTTCTG